TGACACTGTGGTTAACATTCTGTCAGTTATACCCGATTTCTTAAACCCAGCAATATATAACATGGGTTATACCAATCACTTGATTAGCCTTTTCCGGCGCCAGCTGTCATGGCCTGTCCATTTGATCAAAATAGCCAATTCAGCATTTGGACCAGCTGAGGTTGTTGCCCTTATAAGGAAAACTCCATATGATTTTCTGGCCGACTCTGCGGCAATTATGTCGTCACCGAGGGAGCACTCACCTGGTGGGCTGCTACTAAGGCACTGGTTATTTTGCCTGTTGTGCAACCATTCAGAATCGACCTATTTGGGGAATGTGTTGACACATGTAGACAAGAAAATAGCATCCCTTAATTTCATATTAAATGGGCACGTGCAGACCATTGTGCGCCGTTTTGACATACCCTGGTGGCGTGTCTTGATTATTTCTTTGCTATTCTTTATCCCTGATTTCACAGTGCCTGATTGGGTGCTGTGGATCAGAGTACCTTCTTTATCCGAGGTTATCGAGGGTGCAACAGGTTACTTATTAAATGTTATGTGGACCAAAGTACCAGTCAACATGAAACAGTCTTTACATGCCATTGAGTCAATTGGTAACTCAATTTGTTCTGTGCTCGTGCAAGCTGCAACTGGCACTGGCAAGTCCACTTCACTTGTCGCCACAATCTACAGGACTGTTTGGTCACGATACGACCGGATTATTATGGTCGTGCCGCGTTCTTTGCTCGTGGCAACTCTTGCTCCTTATTTGCAGTCAGCATTTGGGCTACCAGCCCACCCTGTTACTGAGGGATTTGTGTATGACCCGAATCAACGGTTCATAATTTGCACAGCCATGGAAGTATTCCTCCATGGTGAGTGGTTGAACAAGTCGAACCTTTTCATTTGGGATGAGTGCCACGTGATGGAGCCGCACTATTTGGCCTTGAGGCACATCTTATTCTCCATGCAAATGAATGTGGTCATGACCACAGCCACTCCGACAGCTCAAAACTATGATGATGCAGACATCACATGTCCACTCACAATTGCTCGCACCTGGGAGATCACTGAAACCCTGAGCGAGACAATTGATGCTAGTAGTATGACAGAACAATTGTACTGGCAAGACTACAGGTCAAGGATAATACGAATTGTGAAAGGGTTTCCTGGTGCAAAATTCTTAATATTTGTCGTGGATAAAAGCCAAGCAGATTTCCTGTCTGTGCGTTTTGAAACACGATCATGTATCCTGTCATCTGAATCTAAAGTCATTGACCCGCAAGCAAAAATCTTCATTGCCACATCTGTTGCTGATGTTGGTTTGACCATACCCAATATTGACTGGGTCATAACTTCTGACATCACACGTTCTAGTGGACCATTGCTCCCACAGGCAGGTGAAAGGAATGGTATTGAGAAAGTGAGCTTACACAAGTTGAGCCCTGCGACTATCGTCCAGCGATTCGGCAGGACTGGGAGGACTTCAAATGGCCTCGCAACTAAGTTCTCATACGCCAATGCTTCATTTGTAACTCAAATGAATGAGTGGACATTACGCACGATTGGTGCTTCCATCCTTAAAAACGGAGCACCTGTTTCACTAGTAGCAACGTACTTCCCAGAAGCACTTGAGTCACTTTGGTCTGACTCCCTACCTGGTGAGTTTGAGGAGAAATCAGCTGACTTTGTTGCTAGATACGAAGCGTTCCAGCAAGCTCTTAAGTCTGTGAACCAACGTAGCTACAAGCCTGCCTTGGATGCAGCTTCTCGCGCCGAATTCTATACTATTGCTGGTAATACACTTCCATCCTCACGTGAATCAACGGAGGAAGGCGAATATCATAGACAAATGCAACCAACTCCGGCAACTACTGACGATGTTCACAGGTTCATCGTTGGTGCATCTAAATGGCTTGTTGACCGCAACGCCCGATTAAGTGAAGAGCAAATTATCTCTTTCTTACGTAGTAGGCATCTGAGTTGGCGAGAATTCATGCAATCCTTCTCTGCCACTGGAGAATGGAGGGAAGACATCTTTTCAATGATGGGGGTGCATGATACAATTGAAACTGGTAGGTTTGGCAAGAGGATCGCACCAATGCCCCACCTTGTTGAAGATGAACCAATGCGCGACGCTGCTTACTTTGATAATCCAAGGCCTAAAGACGTACTAGCCCCGCGGGCCACCCCTGGTGCAACCGAAAGACTAGCTCCGCGTAGAAAGCCTATGACAGATGAGGCACGTGCCAAGCTCAGTTCCCTCATGAGTGGGACTGGCCTTGCAAGTGCGAGTGACCCCGACATGAATTTGCCACCGCATCGTAGGAGGGGAGCCCAAGTCGGTCCTCAAACCCCTCGATCCCTAGAGGAGCTGCTAAATTCAGGTTGGGGGCAATCCCCTGGGTCATCAAAGCAACCAGACGAGGAGGACTAATCGACCAACTCACTTTATATTGACCCAGAAAACGGCCGGAGAGCACTGGAACGAAACAGCGCCCGGTCGGGTAGCTGTCGCCGTGAGGTATTGTTATTAACATGGATTACAAATCATCTATTGATTCATGTGAAAGTGCCATTAGCACATT